CAGCGGCATAATCTGGGCTAATTACTTTGCTCGCCATGTAAACATGATTCTTTGCGAACTCTACTCCGTGACCTTCGTAACGGCTAGTTGCGCTTATTGCTGTAGCGTAATGAGCAAGTTCGTGAAGGATTACTGGCTCTGCTTGTGAATAACCTTTATCCATAGCCAAAGCGCTATATCCAACTCCGCCCTTTGTTCCAATTGCATATTGACCCGCAACACCCATGGCACGAAGGGATACCTTGGGAGTTCCCACTACACCGCCATTGCCAAATGCTTCTACAAACCAATCAGCAGAAGTCACGGCATCAACATAGGCTTGAACTCCAGCCTTTGTTCCGTCAAGATGTCTTACGCCTGTTGTAGATTTTATATTGCGTGTTGATTCCTGAGACCACTTATCAAATGCTTTTGAATACTCTTTGTATGCTTTATCGTATTCTGCGCTAGTTTGAAACTCTGTACGGCTTGGCGGAAATGGTTTAGGAATATCTCTTTGTACATTTGGCTGAAATCGTTCTTCAGCATCGTAAATCTTACGCATTAAAGTGTCTACGGTGCCAGATTGAAGTTGATAAATTTCTCTATGAGCCAATCCGTTGCCGCCTTGGGGGGTGCCTGTAGCCCAGTTTCCGTGGCTCGACTGGTCATGTTCTTGGTGTTTCAGAACTGGGATAAGTCCAGGCGCGAACTTGATTACCTTCATTTCGTGCCTCGGTCTGGAGGGATGATGACGAAGGTGCAACGGCAATTAGGGTGGACTATGGGCTTCTCAAGCCCGATAGAGAAGGTTCCAAGCCAAGGTACGACTTCTCCATTCAGAGGCGCACAAATGTCGCAGGTGCGCTCATCTGGGGCTGTAATCCACATCTTCATAGTCGCTGGGTCTACATATCCCGCTTCATCGGCTTGGCGATAGCCCTCCATGCGACCTTCATTTTGGGCAATCTGAATCTCGGTGCGAGCAATGGTCTTGGCTCTAGCGCTCTTTAATCTATCCGCGTAAGCGGTTGCTGATTTTTGGGCGCGTTCAATAGCGCGAGCCTCTTTGATGCCAGCCTTAATCAATCGGTCAAATTCATTCTTCTCGAACTTAGTAACCGCATCAGCCCATTTGGGATGCAGACCAATAATGTTCTTAATTCGAACTGCGGTACGGCGTACATCAATCTGCTCATTAAATGAATCAATAATAATCTTGCGGATTGCTTCACGGGTTAGGTTGTCAATACTTGTGACCAACTCACCCGCTCTACGAGATGCAAAGCCAAGAGAATTAGGGTTTGTCTTATCAAAAGATAAACTGAAAGCAATTGGCTCTGGATTTACTCTTGCCCAATTAGGAATCTTTGTGAAATCCATGTTAGCCATAGATTCTGGGTTAGCAATGCGAACTTGGGTAGGTGTAAATGCTGGCAGAGCCAAGGCAGGTGCAATTTCTCGTAGCCCCTTAATGGCATCTTTGCCGCCTAAATCAATAATGCTAAGCAACTGGTTTTCAATCTTTGCGGCATCCCCGCGGATTGAAATTGCTCGGAGTAATCGGTCTAAAGTGTCTGCATCTAAGCGACCAAGAATCTTCGCCAACTCATCCACCTTGATTTTGTCGGTGGCATTACGAATTGCATTAACGAGGACACGCGCCATCGCCGCTTCTTCAGGCGTTAATGGATTTCTGGAACCCTCTGAGCCAGAGCCGAACCTAATTGCCATGCTCTACTCCAAATCGCCGTCTAGCGGTTCCTGTCCTTCTGGAATTTCCAATTCTTCTTCCAAAGATGGAGGAGCATCAAATTCTGCTGGAGCGGCTTCTGCTCCTGGCATCGCTGGAGCGCCATAGGCTTCTTGTCCGTCATGCTCAGCAGGTGGTAGACCAGCCAAGTCACGGAGATAATCTTCCAACTTAGGGTCTGGCATAAGAACACCAGCGGTAGCCAACTTAGTTACGAAGTCTGAAATCTCAGTCAAATCAACATGGCTTACTTCTCCGTAGGTAAGGAATGGAGCGCGTGAGGCATCCATGCCGTTGAGTTTCATAAGGCGTGGAATTGCGTATTGGTTAAATACTTCAGCAATATTCTTAGCGATTGAATCAACTGCCATTGACCATAAATCCATCTTTGTTGAACCAAGAGCATAAGAGCCAACTCGGTCTGAACCTAGAAGAATAAAGTCTGAAAGGATTGACATAGACATACGCTGGTCATAGCGCTGAACAATCTTGTCTGTATCGAACTGGCGTGAACCGCCTGAAGATAGGAGAACTAGGTCGAACTGCTTATGTCCTGCATCATCGTAAAGTGTTGGGAATACAACGCCCTCTTGCTCATTACGCTTGATAGAAGTAACGATGTTTTGAACTGTCGCTAGAACATTCGCTTGCTCGGCTGTAGCCGCACTTGATAGGTACTCAGGTGGTACATAGGCAACTGGCAAACCTGCTAGGTCGCGCTCAATACCGACTGCTTCAATTTCTTCGATACGGCGCTTGTAGAACCAAGGGCGATATGCGTTACGAAGGATTGAGCGACCTTCTGGGTTATTCTTTGCTGTCGTTGTACGGAACAACAAAGCCTTTTCAATAGGAATAATGTGTGTTCCGCCCGATGATGGGTCGGTCTGCTCCATCGCTTGAATTCCGCCGTTTTCGTCAATCTGCCAACGGAACAAGGTTTCTTGAGAGCGGATAGGCAACTTGCGCCATCCAATTTTATTATCTGTGTGCTTAGAACGCTTAGATGGGTCTTTCGCCTCTGGACCTGTACGGACTTTGTAAACAATCTCGTTGTAGGAATATCCGTAAACGAGCATCGAAAGAATTTGTGAAAGTGTTTGGTCCCATGAATCAGACATATCGTGTAAGCATGAATCAATAAATGCGGCGACTTCTTCATCTTCTGGCTTTACATCACCATCTGCTGAATTATCTGAATATGGGTCTACGCGCCATTCAAGGCGTGTAATAACTTTCTCAATTGCGTAAAGCATTGACCCGATTGTTGGGTCATTGTCAGCCATCTCACGATAAACGCGAGCGCCACGAAGTCCACGGAGATTAACAAGGAATTCTTCATAAACCGTTCCACCTGAACGGCGCAGACCCGTAGAGCCGAGTTCCTGCAAATCTGGCTTTTCTGCCATTGTTTCCCTCTACTCTTTAGATGCTAGTCCGACAAGAATTTTGATTGCCTGTTCTTCGTTGAATCCTGCGCTTTTCAATTCCAAGAATAGTTCATGGGTTTGAACTGCGAAAGCACCGAGAACGGACATGACACCATGGCGGTTTAAGCCAGAGTAGTCATCTTCCACCCAATGATTTTAGCATTAAGTGAATTTTGGACTTATTCTCCGTCTAGGACAAACTCTCTGGAATTCAAACGCAGGTTAGCAACTTCCATTGCAAAGTTACGAGCCATCTCTTTTGTTCCCGCTTGAGCATACATACGATGTTCTGTTTGTGTGCCAAGTGAATCGAATGACCGAAACGAAATCTTGAAAGGCAACTCATTGCTCGTCTCGGTCAATTCGATTTCCACATAATCGCGTGGGGCAATCTCATGCGAAACGAACGGTCTGCCAGATTGAGATACAACAACTTTAGAGCCAGCAATGTTGCTGACGAAGTAATCAGTCCAAGCCACCATTTTCCCCTTTCGTAAGGAAATTATTAACCCCTAGCATACTATACGATGGTTAGAAAGGCGCTATATCCGATGTTGGGGGCGTAGGAATGGTCTGCCATAAAGGAGCGCTCCAAGGGTCAATCTCTTGGTCTCCTACCGAATTACGGGTTACTTGAACTACATCGGCTGTATGGCGCTTGAGGTCAATGCCTACATTCCATGCCGTCACAGCAATCTTTGAGCGCTTTGCCCCTGTGGTCTTGTCATCCCAATTCTCTTGAACTGCGGTTCCAACAACAATAACCGACATTCCTTTTCGGACTGAGGCTGATACATTTTCAGCGGTTTTATCCCAGCACTTTATATCCCAAAAAGTTGTATCTGTATTCTCCCAAGTGCCATCGGCTTGTTTTTTTGCTTTAGATGCTACGACTGTAAAAGTCGCAATTGATTTCCCACTAGCGATTACTCGCAACTCTGGGTCTGCTACTACATTTCCCGTTATAGTTAATTGAGTCATTTGTCATTTTCCTTCGTTTATAGGTATCGGGATGATATTTAGTTGTGTTCTTATTGCTGACCGTTCTCTAGGGCTAGTTCCTCCCCAGATTCCGACTACCATGTAATGTAGTGCGTAGGTCAGACATTCTTTTTGCCATATACATGATTTGCATAGAGCCTTTACTTTTTTATTTTCTTCAGTAACTCTGTGGTCCTCTGGAAAATAAAATTCCGTTTCAATCCCCCAGCACGATGCTCCCTCGAACTGCCACGGCTTCAACACTAATAAAGACCTCTCTCTCCTCATTTACTATCAATGGATACGGGGAATTAGGAGATAACCTAGCCAATAAGTTGCCGTTGCGCCACACCTTGCCACCTGCGATTCCATCATAGTTTGAACTCTCTGGCTTTACTAAAGAGTCACACTCATTCCAGAATTTACAGTTTCGACAATATTGCAACCCAGGCTGTGCAAGGTCTAATTGATATTGGTCAAAGAGCCACGGGTCTGAATTGCGACACGGGGCATTATCTAAAAACTCTAATAAACTCATGGTGTAAATACTAGAGTTAGTTATTCGATTTAACTTGTATATCCTCTTGGCGTGTCGCTAATTCACCATATCGCTCAACTAGCAGTTTCCTCAGAAGGTCCAGTCTCTCCTTCTCCGTTATCGTCATCATCAAACAGGTTGTCCTCTCCCCATGTATCTAAAGCGTGATGAAGTAATCCTTTTTGTCGCCAATCAGGTTGCTGGTCATCTGCCAAAGTAGTTGTCCAAAAACCGTTAGCGGTTCCATCTGTCCATTCCGCTACCAAGACCCAGCCAGTACAAATGGCTGGGTCAAGGAAAGCAACTCTGGCTATATCAGCAAGAGCGTTATCTATCGCGGAAGGTTTTTTCTGTTCTTCATCCATGCACCAACCTTAGTACCAAAAATTTCGGTGCCAGAAGGAATTAGCATTGCATGGCGTGTCGTAGCGAGATTGGATATAAAGAAATCCTCTTTCAATCTGGCGCTCAACCGTAGTATCTGGGTCAAGTCCTAAAATCTGAGGAATTCCACCTGCATGAAGTCGCTCGCCATTTTGGTAAACGGCTTGCTTGTTATATGCCTGTGGTCTCCAATTTGATTCGCCAGTCCACAAATCAACGAGACAAGCCCATTGCTTAGGTGTATCCCAGCCAAATAAAGCCAACTGGGTTTTGGCGTATTCCTTAGCCGCCTCTGGTGTTCGTTCGACCAGAACTGGCTTAGGTGGTTCGATTACTGTTTCAACTGCATTAGCCGAAGGGTCTCTTGGCATCTGAAGCGGATTGGTTGTAATCAGTAATGCGCTGATTAGCGCTATATGAATCGGTTTTAACGAAAGTTTTCCATAAGTACGCATATTCCTCCATGGTTCGGAGCGAACGATTCGGCGTTACTGGATGTAACGAATCCATGTTGTCAGTATCGGACTGACCTCGCTTTTGAGGTGTAGGTAGTTTGCGACCTGAATAAAAGGTAGCAGATTATTCTGTGATTACAAAACTAAGTGGGGTAATAAATAAGAAGGTGTTCGGTGGGGGAGCCAACACAATGCAAGTCTATGAGAGAGGACAGACAGCATCGGGCAATCTACCCCACCGAACTTGGGTACCCGAGAAATAGGGTACACCAATGGTATGCAGAACACCCGCTGGGAACGGAACGGCGCTCAACCAGCGGGTGAACTTTGTTAGTTAGTCGAGGCGACTACCTGAGTAAGCGCTGATGTCGTACTTTCGAAGCACTTCAGCAAACGCTCCAGCAAACGCGCTCTTACGGTCTACGCTCTGTCCGAATTCTCGAACCCAGATTTCGTATCCACCGTAATAACCTTTGCTACCGATTCCTTGACTCTTGAGCCAATTCACAAACGCACCTCGCGCTGGAGAAACTGTGACCCAAGCGAATCCGCAAAGACCATCAAGGATGTAAGTTTTCTTGCTGAAGTCAATCTCGTTGCTAAGACCGATTGCATCTCCAACAATAAACTTTGGAGTATCTGCATCTTTGCCAGCATTGAGACCAGCCTCGTATGCTTCACGATAAATGCGAGCGCACTCACGCTTTGTAAGTGGCTTTTTCTTACCAACTGGCTTGCCGTTGATTTCAACTACTCTTGCGATATTTTCTTGATATGTCATTGGTGTTACCTCTCTCTCGGTCTTACAAGATAAGCATACCCTACTGGGGTTTAATAATCAAATCCAAACGAGCCTTTCGGCGAGCGCGGCGCTTGTCGGATTCCTCAGCGAGCAACTTCTCCCGCTCCAGCCTACGCAGACGGGCTAGAGAGGCTTCAGAGAGGCGTAGAGGCTCTTTTGGCTTGAACCATGATGGAACTCTCATTAGAACCACTTTCCGCTCTCAATTGACCCCACAATGCCGAAAACGGCGAAGATGAGGAGAAACACGCCTACGGCATCTAGCCATTCGGACACTTTGTAGCCACGCGCTGTAACGCGACCACCTTGCTTCTCTAGGTATCTAGCCAACATATTACTTTCCTCCCTTGATTGAAATTAACCCGTATGCGACCAATGAAGCATCTGCCTCGCATCGAAAGCAATACGGCTTACCTTTAACGAATGTGATTCTGTACTCGCTATTGCAGGTATAACATTTCATTTCTTTACCTCGCATATCACTTCAGATTCTCCGCGACCTGTTAGGACCGCGATGATGTCTGACTTTGGAATTTCTCTCTCTAAGATAATTCCTTCCTTGCTAAATCTGTTAGCAAAGAATTCTGCCTTGGCTTTGTC